GGCTACGATTGCGCCTGGGTCGAAGAAGCACAGAGCCTCTCACAACGAAGCCTTGATCTATTGCGCCCAACAATCCGCAAGCCTGGCTCTGAACTCTGGTTTACCTGGAACCCGTCACAGGCTACCGACCCAGTAGATTCATTGTTGCGTGGCGAGAATCCACCACCGAGTGCCAAAATCATTGAGGTCAACTACTCAGACAATCCTTGGTTCCCGGACGTGTTGCGGGCCGAGATGGAATACGACAGAGGCCGCGACCCTGACAAATATGCCCACGTTTGGCGAGGCGGATACGTTCAGAACAGCAGTTCTCGCGTGTTCAAGAATTGGCGGATTGAAGACTTTGAGGCTTCCGCAGATGCGATTCACAGACTCGGCGCTGACTGGGGATTTGCCATCGATCCGACCGTGCTGGTGCGCTGCCACATCATTGGCCGCACCCTCTACATCGACTACGAAGCCTACATGGTGGGATGCGAGATCGTGAACACGCCCGAGCTGTTCATGACCGTGCCAGAGTCCGAGAAGTGGCCCATCGTGGCCGACTCAGCCAGGCCAGAGACCATCAGCCACATGAAGAAGAACGGCTTTCCCAAGATCATGACGGCGGTCAAAGGCCCGAAGTCGGTCGAGGAAGGCATCGAGTTTCTGAAGAACTACGACATCGTGGTGCACCCACGCTGCATCCACACCATTGATGAACTCACGCTTTACAGTTATAAGCAAGACCCACTGACAGGTAAGATTCTGCCGATCCTGGAGGACAAGAAAAACCACGTCATCGACGCCTTGCGATACGCCTGCGAGGCGGTGCGGCGGTCCAGTGCGGCCAAGCCTGCCGTCTTCACGCCTTTGCCAAACGTAAAGAAGTGGTGAGACAATCGCACAAATTTAGGAACTAATTATGGCCAGAATCTCTAACGACCAGCGCCTTGCCAACCTTCACACAGAAGCCTTGGCGCAGTTCGATGACGTTCAGAGCGCACTGCGCGACGAGCGCCTGCAGTGCTTGCAGGACCGGCGCTTCTACAGCCTGGCAGGCAGCCAGTGGGAAGGCCCACTCTGGGACCAGTACGAAAACAAGCCGAAGTTTGAGGTCAACAAGATCATGCTGGCCGTGATCCGAGTGGTCAACGAGTACCGCAACAACCGGATCACGGTGGACTTTGTGTCCAAGGATGGCACCGAGAACGACCGTCTGGCCGAGGTATGCGACGGTCTTTACCGTGCCGACGAGCAGGCCTCCGTGGCCGACGAGGCCTACGACAACGCCTTCGAGGAGGCAGTCGGCGGTGGCATCGGAGCCTGGCGTCTGCGCACCGTCTACGAGGACGAGGAAGACCCAGAAGACGACCGGCAGCGCATCCGCATCGAGCCGATCTTCGACGCTGACAGCTCGGTGTTCTTCGACCTCGGTGCCAAGCGCCAGGACAAGTCAGACGCCAAGTTCTGCTTTGTCGTCACCAGCATGACCCGCCAGGCCTACAAGGACACCTGGGGCGACGATCCGACCGACTGGCCAAAGATCATTCATCAGTACGAGTTTGACTGGTGCACCCCCGATGTGGTCTACGTTGCCGAGTACTACAAGGTCGAGGAAAAGACCGAGACCATCCGCATCTTCCAGGCCATCGACGGCACTGAGGAGCGTTACAGCCAGGCTGACTTCGCAGCCGATGAGAAACTCGAAGACACGCTGGCCGCCATCGGCACCCGCGAGGTGCGCCAGAAGAAGGTCAAGCGCAAGCGCGTGCGCAAGTACGTCATGTCCGGTGGCCGAGTGCTTGAGGACGCTGGCTACATTGCAGGCAACTGCATTCCGATCGTCGTGGTGTACGGCAAGCGGTGGTTTGTCGATAACGTAGAACGCTGCATGGGCCACGTGCGTCTTGCCAAAGACGCGCAGCGCCTCAAAAACATGCAGCTCAGCAAGCTGGGCGAGATCAGCGCACTGTCCAGCGTCGAGAAGCCGATCCTCACGCCTGAGCAGGTGGCTGGCCATCAGGTCATGTGGTCCGAGGATAACATCAAGGACTACCCGTACCTGCTGATCAACCCGATCACGGACCAGAACGGCAACCAGGCCGTCAGCGGTCCCGTGGCCTACACCAAAAGCCCACAAATCCCGCCTGCGATGGCCGCGCTCCTGCAGATCACCGAAACTGACATGCAGGACATCTTGGGCAATCAGCAAGGCGCTGACAAGATGGTGAGCAACATCTCTGGCAAGGCCGTCGAGATGATCCAGGCCCGAGTCGATGGCCAGGCCTACATCTACATGAGCAACTTTGCCAAAGGCATGAAGCGCTGCGGCGAGATTTGGCTCTCGATGGCCCGTGACATCTACACCGAAGAAAAGCGCAAGATGAAGACGGTGGCGGCCACTGGCGAGGCTGGCATGGTCGAGCTGATGCAGCCGAGCATTGACCAGGAGACCGGAGAGGTGGTCATGCAAAACGACTTGTCCAGCGCCACCTTTGATGTGATCGCAGACGTCGGCCCGTCCAGCTCGAGCAAGCGCCAGGCGACCGTCAGGGCGCTGACCGGCATGCTCTCGATCACTCAAGACCCAGAGACAGCCCAAGTTATCACGGCCATGGCAATGATGAACATGGAGGGCGAGGGCGTCGGCGATGCCAATGCCTACTTCCGCAAGAAGCTGCTGCGCATGGGCGTGGTCGAGCCGACCGATGACGAGGCCCAAGAACTCATGGCCGAGATGCAAGGCAAGCCGCAAGATCCGAATGCCATGTACCTCCAGGCCGCTGCCGAGGAGGCCACCGCCAAGGCGGCGCAGGCCCGTGCCAACACGGTCAAGACCGTGGCCGACGCAGAACTCAGCCGAGCCAAGACGCTCGAGACGCTCGGCAAGGTTGACGAGACAGCCCAGAACATGGCGCTCACAAATGCAGAGGCCGTGCAGGAGATTCTGCGTGGCCAGATCATTCAGCCTGTTGTTAGGTAAATGAAAAAGCGCGAGAATGTGATAAACGGCATCCACCCAGCCGTGTCAATGGGTGAGTTTGATGGGGTCAGAGAATGAGTAAAAAGGCAGTATCAGGAGATGAAAGCCAAGACGACGAGACCGTAGTTATCGAGGACGAAGGCCAAGAAACTGAGCAAACCACCGACGAGTACCAATCCGGCGGTGACCAGGGCGATGGCCAGAATGCCGAAGATGGCGAGGGCGAGTCGGATGAGGTAATCATCTCCATTGGTGAGGAAGCGCCACCTCCAGAAGAACAGACTCATGCGCCGGAATGGGTGCGCGAGCTGCGTAAGACGAACCGAGAATTGCAACGTCAGAACCGCGAGCTACAGAGCAAGCTGCAGACAACCGCACAGACTGAGACCAAGCCGGTCGTGCTGGGACCAAAGCCGAAGCTGGAAGATCACGACTACGACGCTGACAAATTCGAGGAGGCACTGGCTGGTTGGTTTGAGCGAAAGCGAAAAGCCGACGAGATGCAAGCCGCGCAGGAAGCTGAAGTTATGAATCAGCAGAAGGCGTGGAAGGCAAAGCTGGATGGCTACGGCAGGGCGAAAGCCGAGCTGCGAGTCAAAGATTTTGAGGATGCCGAGGCCGTGGCCCAGGAACTCTTCAACATCACCCAGCAGGGCGTGGTGCTTCAAGGTGCAGATAACCCTGCGCTCGTCATTTACGCACTCGGCAAGAATCCGAAGAAGGCCAAGGAGCTGTCCGAGATCAAAGACCCCGTGAAGTTTGCCTTTGCGGTAGCGAAACTGGAGAAAGAATTGAAAGTTACCAACCGTAAGGCAGCCCCGCCACCCGAGAGAGTCGTGTCAGGAACTGGCCGAGTATCTGGGGCGGTGGACTCAACCCTTGAACGGCTGCGAGAAGAAGCTGCGAAAACTGGGAACTACACAAAAGTCACTCAGTACAGAGCGCAAAAACGAGCAGCATCCAAAAACTGATTTTTTTATAGGAGCCAATCATGGCCAATAGTTTTTCAAAAGAAGAGCGCGTTGCGTTTGAAGACATCCTCGAAGGTTTCCAAGACCTGCTGGTGCTGTCGCGTCACGTGAACATCTACAACACCGACCAGACGATGATGGAGCGTGCCAACAACACCATCTGGCGTCCGCAGCCCTACATCGCGCAGTCCCAGAACAGCACTCCTGGCACTCCGGTGACGTACCAGAACATGACCCAGTTGGCTGTTCCGGCAACTCTGGGCTTCAGCCAGACCGTGCCTTGGACCATGACCACCCTCGACCTGCGCGATGCGCTGCAAGAAGGTCGTCTGGGCGAGAGCGCCAAGCAGAAGCTGGCCTCCGACATCAACGTGGCGATCATGAACGTGGCGGCTGCCCAAGGCACGCTGGTCGTTCCTGTGTCCACTGCTGCCGGTGACTATGACGATGTGGCCCTGTGCGACACCATCATGAACGAGCAGGGCGTGCCTGACTACGACCGTTTCCTGGGCCTGTCCAGCCGTGACTACAACGGTCTGGCCGGTAACCTGTCCCAGGCTTCGCGTTCGTTCGGTAACCAGAAGTCGGATCGTGCTTACGAGCGCAGCTTCGTCGGCATGGTCGCTGGCTTCGACACCTACAAGTTCGACTACGCCAACCGCATCGCTGTGGCCGGTGGTGGCGCGACCACCATCGACACCACTGGTGCCCAGGCTCAGTACGTGCCGCAGGCCACCTCGACCGCTGTCGGCGGCCAGATCAACGTGGACAACCGCTTCCAGTCTGTCGTCGTGAACAACACGGCTGGCATTGTGGCTGGCGACGCGTTTACCATTGACGGCATCGAGGCTGTGCATCACATCACCAAAGTGTCCACTGGCCGCCTGAAGACCTTCCGCGTCATCAGCGTGACCAACGGCACCACGATGGTGATCAGCCCCCCGATCATCGCGGCCACCTCACCGGCCACCGATGCAGAGCTGCAGTACAAGAACGTGCAACTGGTTGCCGCTTCTGCCGCTGCACCGCTGAACTGGCTGAACACTGGCGCTTCGGCGATCAACGTGTTCTGGCAGCGCGATTCTCTGGAAATCTTGCCTGGCCGCTATGCCGTCCCGTCCGATGCTGGCACCGCAGTGATGCGTGCCACCACCGACCAGGGCATTGAGCTGGTGATGCAGAAGTTCTACGACATCGACAGCATGGTGATCAAGTACCGCCTCGACACCTTGTTCGGCGTGGTCAACAAGCAGCCTGAGATGTCAGGTATCCTGTTGTTCAATCAGCCCTAAGCTGAGCTAGAGAGGAAGGGGCTTCGGCCCCTTCTCTCTTTCATCATCAAGGAGAGCATCATGCCAATGACCAAAGGTTACTCGCAGAAATCCATCAGCAAGAACATCTCCAAGGAGATGAAGTCTGGCATGCCTCAGAAGCAGGCCGTGGCCGTGGCCCTGTCCACTGCACGCAAGGCCGCCATGAAGGCCGGCAAGCCCAGCAAAGCACCTGCAAAGGCCAAGAAGTGAAGCAGGGTCTCTACGCCAACATTCACGCCAAGCGTGAGCGCATTGAGCGCCAGAAGGCTGCAGGCAAGACGCCTGAGCGCATGCGCAAGCCTGGCACAAAGGGCGCACCGACCAAGGCCGCATTCGTGGCGTCGGCCAAGACAGCAAAGGCAAAGAAATGAGCGTGTTCCCCTCATTGGTCTACAAAAGCCCAGGCATCTACCAAAAGCCGAACGGGAAAAGCTACGGCTTTGCCAGCGTCCAAAGCCAGGAAGAACTGGACGAGAAGCTGGCCGATGGCTGGTTTTTGTCGGCTGCAGAGGCCATTGATGCCGCAGGCGACAGCGCATTTCCTCCGACCAAGCCCAGGCCAAAGTGGGCGATCAAGCCCGTCAAAAAGAAAAAGCCAGCCAAGCCGCTTGACTGGCGCGAGCAGGTCAAGGCCAAAGACGCTGCCGCAGCAGTTATGCCGGTGGCAGAGCCTGAGCCTGAGCAGATCGCAGACGATGCACCGCCAACCCGTGCCGAGCTGGAGGCCAAGGCCACAGAACTCGGCATCCGATTTGATGGTCGCACAAGGGACAAAAAGCTGGGACAATTGATCCAAGATCGGCTGTCCGAGAAAACAGGAGAATGACATGGGATGGACCAAGCGCCAATTCATCGAGCAAGCCTTCGACGAGATCGGCTTGGCCTCCTACGCCTTCGACCTCGGACCAGAGCAGGTGCAGTCAGCACTGCGCAGGCTTGACACCATGATGGCCGCCTGGAATGCTCTGGGCATCCGGCTTGCTTACCCGCTGCCATCCAGCCCACAGGACAGCGACTTGGACGAGCAGACCAACGTGCCGGACAGCTCCAACGAGGCCATCTACACCAACCTGGCCATCAAGTTGGCTCCGTCCTACGGCAAGCAGGTGATGCCCGACACCAAGGCCACGGCCAAGGAGTCCTACAACACGCTGCTGTCCCGTGCGGCCATGCCGATGGAGCAGCAGATGCCTGGGACCATGCCATCCGGTGCAGGCAACAAACCCTGGCGCGTCTACGACGATCCATTCCTGCGCCAGCCCGTCGATCCAGTCCTGGCAGGCCAGGACGGCCCACTCGAGTACAACTGAGGAAAAGCAGTCATGCCAACGATCAACCAACTTTCTCCAATTTCTCAAGTCTCTGGTGGCGACCAGCTTCCGATCTACGTGCCGAACAATGGTGACGCACGCAAGGTCTCGATCAACCAGCTCCTGCAGTATTTTCAGCAGACGTTCGCGTCTCCAACCTTATCAACCAACCTATACGTTCCAGGTACTGGCTTTAACATCACCGTGCCAACACCCGTGAGCAATGACCAGTGGATGCTTTTGCAGCCTGCTGGAACATTGGCCACTGGAACCATCACGCTGCCTCTGAACACTGGCGTGCCTGATGGCACTACGGTGCTGATCACCACCACGCAAGAGATCACCTCGCTAACGATTGCGCTTAACGGTGCGACTGCTATTTTTGGTGGGGTGACTTCGTTGGCTGCTGGCACAGCAACAGCAATCAGGTTTTATCAGCCGACAAATTCGTGGTATCAGATAAACGCTGAGACTGTTTACGCAGCTGGCGTGCAGACCTGGCTTGCAAGCCCATCTAGCGCAAATCTTCGTGCTGCGATGACAGATGAAACCGGCACAGGCTCATTGGTGTTTGCGACCAGCCCGACTCTGGTAACTCCTACGCTTGGAATACCACAGTCTGGAACTTTGACAAACTGCACTGGATTGCCGATTGCAACTGGTGTTTCTGGTCTTGCATCAAATGTTGCGACATTTTTGACAACTCCATCAAGTGCAAATCTGGCGGCAGTATTGACCGACGAGACTGGTACTGGTGCAAACGTATTTGCAAACACGCCTACCCTCGTGACGCCAGTCATCGGCGCTGCAACTGGAACTAGTCTGGCCGTGACTGGGGCAGTCACTTCATCTGGCACCGCAGGCATTGGCTATGCAACAGGCGCAGGCGGAGCTGTCACACAAGCAATCAGTCGCACGACTGGCGTGACCATTGACAAAACCACTGGTTCAATCACGCTGTTTAGTGCAGCAGGCACAACCAGTGCGACAACTTTCACTGTGACCAACAGCACGGTGGCGGCAACTGATGTCATCGTCTTGAGTCAAAAGTCAGGTACAGACCTGTACGACTTGATGGTGACCGCTGTGGGCGCTGGAAGTTTCAACATTACCTTCCGCACAACCGGAGGGACAACCACTGAGCAGCCTGTGTTCAATTTTGCGGTAATCAAAGGCGTTGCTGCGTAATGGCCACGAAAGACAGCCGCCTGGCTCGCGTTGGCGTCGAGGGCTACAACAAGCCCAAGCGCACGCCATCGCACCCGACCAAAAGCCACGTTGTCGTGGCCAAGGTCGGAGACCAAGTGAAGACCATTCGCTTCGGCCAGCAGGGCGTTTCTGGCAGCCCAAAGAAGGAAGGCGAGTCCAAATCCGACAAGGCTCGGCGCGAGTCTTTCAAGGCTAGGCACGCTGCCAACATTGCCAAGGGCAAGATGAGTGCTGCATACTGGGCAAACCGCGAAAAATGGTGACCTGAATGCAAGTTCCAATCCTCTCCGGCATCTACGCTGACAACACGCCAGAACTGCGCACCGCATACCCTGTGAACATGGTGCCGGTGCCAAAGGCGTCTGGCATCAGCAATGGCTTTTTGCGTCCTGGCGACGGCATTGTGGCCAACGGCACAGGCCCAGGCATTGACCGTGGCGGCATCAACTGGAACGGCGTCTGCTATCGTGTCATGGGCACCAAGCTGGTGACCGTGGCCAGCAACGGCGGTGTAACCGTTCTTGGCGACGTTGGTGGGCCAGTTGATACCCTGGTGACACTCGACTACAGCTTCGATCTTTTGGCCATCGCATCCGGTGGCCGACTGTATTTCTGGAACGGTGCAACCCTCACACAAAACACAGACCCAGATCTTGGCGTCGTGCTCGACGTGGCATGGGTGGATGGATACTTCATGACCACCGACGGTGCAAATCTGGTCGTCACTGAGTTGACCGACCCCTTGCAGGTCAACCCGCTGAAGTACGGCAGCTCCGAGGTTGATCCAGACCCTGTGGTGGCACTGATTAAGCTGCGCAACGAGGTCTATGCGCTCAACAGCAACACCATCGAGGTGTTTGACAACGTGGGCGGCCCACTATTCCCGTTCGCACGCATCGACGGCGCACAAATTCAGAAGGGCGTGCTTGGCACACATGCCTGCTGCACCTATCTGGAGCGCATCGCATTTCTTGGCGGTGGACGCAACGAAGCGCCAGGCATTTATCTTGGCGCAGCAGCAACAACGCAGAAAATCAGCACGCAGGAGATCGACACCCTGCTCCTGCAGTACACTGAGGCGCAACTTGTCAAGGTCAAGCTGGAGGCACGCAATGACAAGGCGCACCAGCATCTCTACGTCCACCTGCCAGACCGCACGGTGGTCTACGACGCATCGGCCAGCGAGGCGCTCGAGCAGCCCGTCTGGTTCACGCTCACCACGGCTGTGGTCGGCTTCAGCCAGTACCGCGCACGAAATCTTGTGTGGGCCTATGACAAGTGGCTGGTCGGAGATCCGCAGTCCAGCTCCATTGGCTACTTGGTGCAGGACACCGGGCACCATTGGGGACAGCAGGTGCGCTGGGAGTTCGGCACGCTGATCGTCTACAACGAGGGCAATGGCGCGATCTTTAACCGCCTTGAGCTGGTCGCATTGACCGGCAGCGTGGCGCTGGGCAAGAACCCACAGATTAGCACCAGCTACAGCGTCAACGGCCTGTCCTGGAGTCAGGACCGCAGCATTGCCGTTGGCACCATTGGCAACACCGCCAAGCGCCTCGCATGGTTTCAGCAGGGGCACATGCGCAACTGGCGCATCCAGCGCTTTCGTGGCGACAGCGATGCCCATGTGTCGTTTGCCCGTCTTGAGGCACAGATTGAGGCGTTGGCGTACTGATGGCCACCGCACCCATATCACGCAGGCTGAACCTGACACGCGACCAGCTCGCGGCGTTCCTGACAGACCAGCAGCAGATCAGACAGTTCGAGCTGCTGTTCTCGGTCGTGGACGAGTTGCAGGTCATTACCGGCACCGACTTCGAGTACCAGGCCGATACGGCAGCGGCCACGGCCAACGAGGCTCTGGCCCAGATCAGTCGATTGGCCAATGCCGTGGAACTGCTGGCCAACGCTCCAGCCATACAGAACAACAACTCGGTGGTTACCGATTACATCGACTTTGATGCAAAAGCGCCTCACGTTGATCGCGTTCGTCGTATGGCTTGGAATGGCGACGACCAGACCATCGAGATTGGGATGGAGTACGGCGTCATTCAGCAGATCGGCATGGAGACATATGCTAGGGTGGAAAACACCACCGGAGTGACCATCCCCAATGGGACAGTGGTTGGCTTTGCTGGAGTTGGCGCAAACAATACGCTATCAGTCGTCCCTTACCTTGCAGACGGCTCCACGCCAACGCTCTACATCCTTGGCGTGATGACGCACGACCTGCCAGACAGTGGAGAGGTCGGTTACTGCACAGTCTGGGGTCATGTCAGAGAAGTGGACACCAGCGCTTTCAGCATCGGAGATGTGCTTTACGCCTCCCCAACAGTGGCAGGCGCATTCACAGCCACCAAGCCCACAGCACCAGACAACGTGGTGCCAGTTGCTGCGGTGCTAAAAGTCGGGACGACAGACGGAGAGATTTTTGTCCGGCCCACCATCGAGCAGCAAAAATACTATGGTCAGTTTCTTAAGACAACAGACCAAAGCCCGACTGCCATCAACACAGCCAATGCAATCACGTTTGACAGCTCTCCAATATCCAACGGAATCAGCATTGGATCACCGGCATCGCGCATCGTCGTGTCCGAATCTGGACTATACAATTTCGCAGCCACATACCAGCTCACATCGACCAGCAGTAGCACCAAGAACATCTGGTTGTGGTTTAGGGTTGATGGCGTCGATGTCACTGACTCCTCAATACTGGTGACACTCAGCAGTAACAACGAATACAAGGCGATCTGCCGCAGCGACTTTTTCACGCTTGATGCAAATCAGTACGTCCAATTGATGTGGGCTGCAGACTCAACTGCCGTCACGCTTGATGCAGTAGCACCGACAGCATTCGCACCAAGCTCTCCAGCACTAATTCTGGCCGTCACCCAAGTTCAACAATAAGGAGCATGACATGACAGTCACCATCAAGGTGCTGATCCCTGCCAAGCAGGCCGAAAACACCCAGACCACGCAGTATACGGCGACGAACTGCAAGACCATCATCGACAAATTCACGGCCACCAACACCAGCGCAGGCAATGTGACCATCAGCGTCAACTTGGTGACCAGTGGCGACAGCGCAGGCGCAAGCAATTTGATCGTGGATACTCGAGCCATTGCGCCGGACGAGACCTACACTTTTCCCGAGCTGGTGGGCCAGGCCTTGGAGCCTAGTGGTTTCATCTCCACCATTGCAAGCGCAGCCACATCGTTGACAATCCGCGCATCTGGCCGCGAGATCACCTGATAGGAGTAAGACATGGACTACGCAAAGATGCCGAAGATGATGATTTCTGGGTTTGGTGGCATTCCCTATGAGGAAGAGTTCCTGACCACAGCCAAGAACAAAAAGAACACCCAGGTCGCCATCGACGACTGGATGCTCGGTCCCGAGAACCCAAGCAACGAGCCGACCGCGAACAAGACTTTCTGGGTTGCCGTCGGCAAGGCCATGCAGTGCGACGAGAAAGAGGCCCGTCGGCGGCGCTGCTCGAACTGCGAGTACTACGACAACTCGGTCGAGATGCAGCTCAAGATGGAGCGCATCCCGCGCAACGATTGGGACACGGACGCAGGTTTTAGAGGCTACTGCGAGAAGCTCGAGTTCATCTGCCACGACCTTCGCGTCTGCCAGGCTTGGGAAGAGCGCGAAGACGAAGAAGATTGACGGATGGTTGAAATGTGGGAAAATGCAGTCGCTGAGCCTATCGAGCCGCCAGCAGCTCACCCTGAACAGGAGCTGCGCATGACTGGTGTCGATTGGCTGAAGGAGAACCTGCAAAGGTCTCTTGCGCTTCCTGCGCCAGCCGTCGAGTGGCTGCTCATGCTCTATGGTGCCATTCAGGTCTTTGACGATGTGGCCGACGGTGATCCAGTCGAGCGCGAAGACCTCAATGTGGTGATCTGGAACAGCCTGGTGGGCATGGGCCAGAACGCATTCTGGCAGGCAAACGCACCCACACTCTCTCCAATCGTGGCCTCAATGATTCTCAAATGGCAGGCATCTGACCAAGCCGAGCGAGCAGGCAAGGCAGATGCGCGATCATTCGTCTGGCGTGCAGGATACTATGACGTTGTGCTGATCGCTGTGGCGCTGTGCCACGGCACCCAGCGTGCTACAGAAGTGGCGTCTCAAGTCATGGAACTGTATGGCGAGACGCTCGAAGACTACATGAAGGAGTTCAGCCATGCCTGATCCAGTAACTGGCTTAATCGTTGGAGGCTCTCAACTGATCGGCGGAATGATGCAGGCCGATGCAGCAAGTGAGGCCGCAGGTATTCAAGCAGGCGCATCGCAAGCAGGCATCGAGGAGCAGCGCAGACAGTTTGATGCTTTGCAAGCCTTGCTCAAGCCTTACACCGAGGCAGGTCTACCTGCGCTTCAGCAACAGCAGGCCTTGCTTGGCCTACAAGGACCAGAGGCAGAGCAGGCGGCCATTGAGCGCATCCGAGGTGGCGAGACTTTCCAAGCACTAACCCAGCAAGGCGAGGAAGCACTGTTGCAGCGTGCCTCGGCCACTGGTGGGCTGCGTGGCGGCAACATCCAAGCCGCACTGAGCGAGTTCCGGCCACAGCTCCTGTCCAGCCTCATTGAGCAGCAATACGGACGCCTGGGAGGCATGACACAACTTGGCCAGCGTTCTGCTGCCGGTGTCGGCGCTGCAGGAATGGAGACTGGCACCAACGTGGCCAACTTGCTGGCTCAGCAGGGCGCTGCCCGTGCCGGTGGCGAGCTGGGCGAGGCCAAGGCATTCAGCGGCCTGTTCAACTTGCCTGCTCAGGTGCTTGGCTTCCAGTACGGTGCAGGCGGCAAGGCTGGCATGGGCTTCGGTTTTTGAGGAATAGAGCATGGCCACCATCAATCCATTCCAAGCCCCGATCAACTACGCAGTCGATGTGCAAAGCCCGTTTGAGGCTGCACTCGGCGGTTTTAAGATGGGTTCTGTTGTTGCGGAGGCCGAGGCGGCCAGAGCTGCGCGTGATCGTGCCCAAGCAGCACAAAGAGAACTCAGCAATCTGTTTAAAAACCCCAATGCAACATCCGCAGACTATGCAAGGGTCACGGCTTTTCTGCCAAAAGACCAAGCCTCGATTGTCTTGCAGGGCTTTGAGGCGCAGACAAAAGAGCAACAGCAAAATACTCTGCGGCTTGGAACGCAAGTTTATACGGCCATCAAGTCAGGAAATTTGCCAGTTGCTCAGATGCAGCTTCAAGAAAAGGCAAAGGCTCTAAGAAATTCAGGCCGAGAAAAAGAAGCGCAGGGCTATGACGACCTGTCAAACCTGATTAGGCTAAACCCAACGAACGCACAAGCAATCATTGGCTTGAACATTGCTGGGCTGCCTGGCGGCAAAGATTTTCTTGATAGCGCTGACAAGGCTCTGGCAACAATCAGGACAGAAGCACAAGGTCCAGCCGCACTCAGAGAAGCAAATGCTAAAGCAGATGCTGCTGTGGCCGATGCACAGAAGAAGGTTGCAGAAGCAGCAGACACACCTGCAAGGCTGGAAGCAGAGCAAAACTTAAGACTGGCCAATGCAGACAAGGCGCGTATTGAAGCCGAGATTGCGAAGGCCACGCAGCCATTCAAGATCAGCGAGGCTCAAAGCATCTCGACCATCAAGGCTGCAGAGGCGAAATTTGCGCCAGATAAATTTGGTGCTGAACTTGGTTTGACGCAGTCCCAGATCGAAGCATCCAAGGCAGCACGTCGTGCGTCTGATGCCGCAGCGGCAAAGTCTGGAGCAGAGGCAACGCGTGCGCAGGCAGAAGCCCGTCAGATATCTGCAGGAATCATTCCTGCCGAAAAGCGTCCAGAAGCAGAGACAAAGTTCCGCAAGGAATACAACGACCAGACAAAGCCTTTCCAAGAAGTCAAGTCTGCTTATGGTCGCGTACTTTCATCTGAGGACACTGCTGTCGGCGATCTATCGCTGATCTTTGGATACATGAAGATGCTTGATCCTGGCTCTGTGGTGCGCGAGGGCGAGTTTGCCACTGCACAGAATGCCACTGGCGTGCCTGAAAGAATCCAGAACATCTACAACAGAGTCATCAGCGGTGAGAGACTTAACGCATCTCAGAGGAGTTCATTTAAAGGCCAGGCCAAGAAACTCTACGAATCTGCTGGCGAGCAAGAGACTGTCGTCAGGCAAGGCCTTGAGCGCATTGCAAAAGGCTACGGTCTGAACACTGCCAACATCTTCTATACGCCAGCAGAAGTTGCACCGTCTGACAAATCTGGGAATACTGTCAAAGTCGGCGACAAAACTTACACTCGTCCTGTGAATTTCACTGATGAACAGTGGAGCGCATACAAACAATCTGTGGGGGCGAAATGAGTCCAGAAGAATGGCTTGCATCACAGACTAAACAGGCTGCTCCTGCCGCAGCTCCTGCGGCTGCGCCAGCAATGGCACCTGCACCTATGGCTGCGCCTGTGGCAACACGCCAACCTGCACCTATGGCCACACGTGCGCCTGCGCCTGCGGCTCCTGCTCCAGCACCGGCTGCTGCACCAATGTCGCCTGAGCAGTGGGCGGCATCGCAGTCAAAGCCGATGGGCTTTTTCGAGGGCTTGGTGGAGTCTGTCACTGGCCGCGCTCGGGCAACGCCTGAGACGCAGCGCCTGCCTGAGTGGACGACAATGCCAGAACTCAATCAGATGAGCGTGGCATCCTTCAAAACTGCCCTTGGAACGCTGCTCAGCAACCCCAAGGAAACGGTGCAGATTCTGCAGTCCAACTTCCCTGGCGTGCAGGTGCGACAGGACGAGAAGGGGAACTACATTCTGCGGTCGTCTGTCAACCAGCAGGAATACGCAATCCCGCCAGGCTTCACGATGGGCGATATTCCTCGAGCCATTGGAGGCATTGCAGCTTTCACGCCAGCAGGCCGAGCTGCGACCATCCCTGGTGCAGTCGTTGGAGCTGGTGCGACTCAGGCAGTCATTGAAGCAACTCAGGCAGGCACTGGCGGTCAAGTCAGCCCATCAGAGATTGCACTGGCAGCCGCCACAGGCCCAGCAGGGCAAATTCTTCAGCGGGTAGCACCTCCGGTGGCCGCAGCCGTCCGAAGAGGCGCACAGCGCGTCACAGGCCGCGCACCAGCCCCTGCTGCGGCCCCTGCTGCCGCAGCAATACCAGAGGCACCACCTGCCGCAGCAGCGCCTGCTGGCGCTCCTATGGGAACGGCAATGGCACCTGAAGTGCCGCCTGCGGCGGCAGCAGTCGCAGGAGAGGCCACAGCAGGTGGCGTCAGCGACGTTCTGAACCTGGCACGCAAGGCCGGTGGCATGGGTCCAGGGTCAACTGCGGCCAAGGCCCAACTTGTTGACCTGGCTCAAGTCAACCCAGAAGCCCGTGCGGCAGCCGAGCGCCTTGCCATTGATCTGCCGTTCGATGTGCTGAGCGACAATCCGCAGGTGCGCAGTGCTGTGGGCTTGACCCGCGCACTGGTCGCAGGCGAGGCAGAGGCGGCATGGGAGGGCACTGTGCGCCAGGCCATCCAGCGTGCTGATGAGATTTCGCAGCAGTTCGATGCCAACTTCATTGCTGGCAGGCCAGCCCCTGGCGCGACCTCGCAGAAGATCGTGGAAAACCTGCAGCAGACTCGGCAAACGCTGAAGTCTGACGCCAAGGCTATCTACGACCGGATCGACGAGATGGTGCCAAAAAGCGCACCAGTTGAGCTGAACAACCTCAGAACGTACCTCGACGATCTGCGCACCAATCTGGGCGCTGCAGGGCGCATGACTGCGCAGGAATCCAATCTGGCCAAAATGCTGGAGAAGGGCGAGCTGACATACTTCGGCCTCAAGCGCGAGAAGGATTTGGTTGGCCAGGCAATTGGTGGCCTCAAGTCACCATACGACAACATGGCAGCCGGTGACCTCAAGCGCCTCTATGCGGCCTTGGCACAGGACCAACTGGACAGCGTGGCCTCGCTGGCCGGTGAGGAGGCTCGGCGCGAGTTGCGTGCAGCCAACCTTCTGACGGCCAAGCAAAAGGCACTAGAAAAGCGCATCGTCGGTGCCTTCGGCCAAGAGATTGATGGCAGCGTGGCTCAGCGCATGCAGACAGCCATCAGCACGGCAGCAAAGGGCGATGCCGCTGCCTTCAACCGGCTGATGAAGGTCGTGCCAGATGAGTTGCAGAAGGAGACGCTGGCCACGGCGTTGGCGTCTGTCACTGCAGGCAAGGCGGCAGGCCGTGCGGCGGCAGGAGCTGCCGAGACCGTGTTCAGCCCTGCTGAGTTCACCAAAGTCTATCGCGGCCTGCGTGCCAACCCGCCAGTCTACTCGCAGATGGTCAAGATCATGGGGCCAGAGTGGGACCGTGCCTCGCGTGATCTCTACGAGATTTCGAGGCGCATCGCAGACGCACAGGCTCGTATTCCGACCACCGGCAAGGCCAACCAGATACTTGGCGAGGCTGCAGTCGAGGGATTGATGGGCAAGGTTATGTCCAGCAGCCTGGCGCAGCGTGCCGCCACTGGAGTTGCCAGCATGGTCCCTGGCGGTGGACTGGTGGCACCAGACATCGTTGGTTTTATGGCTGGAGCCAAGGGCGCAGGCGTGCAGAAGGCGGCCAAGCTGTTTGCCTCTCCAGAGTTCCAAGAGCTGGCCGTCCAGTCTGCCACCAAAGGTGGCAATCCGAGCCAGGCGGCCATCCGTCGCACGGCCATGAGCAAGGCGTTTGGGGATTTCGCAAGAGAGGCAAACCTGCCACAATCTCTGGACGCACGAATTCAGTACCTGCAGAACGCAATTCAATCAGGACGACAATTCGACCAGGAGAACCAGTAATGTCAGCACTCTCAATCCAGCCAAGCTATCCGATCTTTACTGATACCGATGGGAAGCCTTTAGAGGATGGTTATATCTGGATTGGAACGGCCAA